ATGATAGAATTCGAAAAACAATTTGGCAAAGGAACTGATCCTTGGTATGCTAAAGCAGAGAGATGGGCGAAAAAACAACGTTTTCCTATCTCTTTTTTGGTGCTAGGATTGATATCTGCACTCAAAGAACAGTGGATAGAGACTAAAATCCACAATGAAATGAGAACTGTAGACGCTGATGTCAATAAAATACATGAGATATGGGATAAAGAAGAGAAACCAACAACAACTTTTGTCTCCAAACCCTCTGTAGTAAAGGGACTAGATGACATGGAACTCTTCTATGATGCATACAAGAGAGCAGCACAAGACCATGACGATGTGATGAAGGAACTAAATAGTACGGATGATACTGTAGAGTAATGGCAGACATACAAACATGGCAGGGGCAGATAGAGAATAGAAACTTCCTATCACCCATAGGATTTAAGTTTATCTTAGCGGATTTTCCTAAGGTGACTTACTTTTCACAGACATGTAATATTCCTGGCATCACAGTTGGTGAGGTAAATCAACCTACTATCTTCGGTAGACCTATACCGTTTGACTCTCATGGTCTAACATATGAACCACTCAATATAAACTTCTTAATCGATGAGGATCTAGAAAATTATTTAATCATTCACAACTGGATGAGAGGTTTAAGTATTGGTGAGAAATTTATTGAGAGAGATAAACTAGTACAGGCATCACAGGAGAAAATTGGTGTAGGTAATGATGGTAGTGTACGTTCAGATGGATCTTTAGCAGTACTAAACAGTAATTTTCAGACTAATTTCTTCGTAACTTTTAAAGATATGTACCCAGTGTCCTTGTCAGCACTGGAATTTAATGCTACAATAGATGGTAGTGAGTATGCTGTAGCACAAGCAAGTTTTAGATATGCGGTGTATGATATACAGGATACCTACGGAGTACGTAAGACACAATTAAAATGAATCTTGATGATATTCGTGCATCATGGTTAGAAGACTGCAAAATTGACACAAATGACCTAGATACAGAGAACTTTAAGGTCACAGTTATCCATGAAAAATATTTAAACATCTGGTCACAGTTTAGATTACTACTATCAGATGCTGAAGCTAAGAATAAAAGGATGTACAAGGAGAAGTTTGAGTACTATTCTGGCAAAGCACCTGCAAAGGTATACGCTGAGAGACCTTTTAACTATAAGGTACTTAAAGGTGACCTTAACACATACATCTGGGCAGACGATGAGTACATCAGAACCAAGCAGAAATGTGACTACCTCGAAACTTGTATAAATTATTTAGAGAACGTTCTTAGGCAGTGCTCTAATCGAGGATTCCAAATTAAAAACGTTATCGAGCTCCGAAAGTATGAGAACTATTGATGACTGTCATAAAAAAGAAGAACGAGGTTTACCTTAAGGTAACTGCAGAACCGCATGTCCATAAGGAACTGAGTGAATACTTCCAGTTTGAGGTTCCTGGTGCTAAGTACATGCCACAGTACCAAAAATGGAAATGGGATGGTAAGATCCGCTTATACTCACCTGCTACTGGTGAAATATATGCGGGTCTTTTTGATTATGTTACTGATTTTTTGGAGACTAGAGGATACGAATTTGACATAGAGGAGAATGACAACTATGGAAGACCAGATGAGACTGAACCTATCGTATCACCTGAGGCTATTGCGGGGTACGTTAGATCTCTCAACATTCCTTTTAAAGCAAGAGACTATCAACTACGAGCAATTTATCAGGCACTTAGACATAATCGCAAGTTACTACTCTCACCCACAGGATCGGGGAAATCCCTAATCATATATGCAATAGTGCGTTGGCACTTGGATGGTTGGAATAGAAACACACTAATCATTGTACCTACTGTCAGCTTGGTAGAACAAATGGCTAAAGACTTTAAAGAATATGGTTGGGGAGGTAAGCAAGTATATAAAATTAAGGCAGGAGTAGAAAAATATACAGATCATCCTATAGTAATCAGCACATGGCAGAGCATTTATAAGGAACCACGCAAGTTTTTTAAGAGATTTGATGTCATCATAGGTGATGAAGCACATTTATATAAGGCGAAAAGTCTGACAGGTATTCTCACTAAGTGTCACGATGCCAAGTACCGAGTCGGACTGACAGGTACACTCGATGGTATGGAAACACATCAATTAGTGTTAGAAGGACTGTTTGGTAAGGTGGATCAGGTAACTAAGACTATAGATCTCATGAAAAAAGGACACCTAACACCACTAAAGGTGTGTGTCCTACTGTTAAAACATGGGTATGTACCCTTTGATGACTATTTCCAAGAGATAGATTACCTGATTAGTCACCCTAAGAGGAATAATTTGATATGTAATCTAGCGTGTGACCTCTCAGGTAACACTTTAATCCTTTTTAACTACGTGGAGAAGCATGGGGAACCTTTATGGGAACTCCTAAATAGTAAGGTAAGAGAGGGTCGCAAGATCTTTTTCATACACGGTGGTATTGATGCTGTAGCACGTGAAGAAGCACGTACTATATGTGAGAAGGAGAAGGATGCAATCATATTAGCATCATACGGAACGTTCTCTACTGGTATCAATATAAGAAATTTGCATAATGTTATCTTTGCGAGTCCATCCAAGTCGAGGGTCAGAAATCTTCAGTCAATTGGTAGGGTCTTGAGGAAGGGAGACAATAAAGCACAGGCAGTATTATTTGATATTGCTGATAACTGCTCTAGAGGATCTCGAAATAATTATACTCTTCGTCACCTTACTGAACGCATCAAGATATACGAAGAAGAAAGTTTTGATTATGAAATCAAGGAAATCAAACTCAAGAATGATTAACTACATCCGACATGACGAACAATTCTATGGCACTGTAAAACTAATTACAGGTGAGGAGATCCTTGGCGAAGTGTTATTGAGTATAGATCCCGAATCAAAGGAAGATTTATTATTCATACAACACCCTGCTAAGACTAAGGTTATAGAACTAGATCCCAATCAGAGTAATGATGGGGAACAAAAGGTGGCGGTCGGATTTATTAAATGGATGAGCTTCAGTGAAGAGGAGTTCTATGTTCTAGAAGAAAAATCTGTGATCAGCATCGCTCCAATGTCTAAGGATGCTATCAGGATGTATAAGAGATGGGTAAAGAAAGAAATATTACACGAACCTGAACCTGAAAGAGGTGAGATACCAATGAATAAAAACATGGGTCTCATTGCTAAGGTCTCATCGGCACGAGATATTCTAGAAAAGATCTGGAATATTAAGCCTGGTGACCCTTCCAACCCTTAACAGTGTTGAGTCTAACCAAAATCTAACTGGTTGTCAACCCCTCATGTATCGAACGTGACATATGCTGACATTTATGCTATTATTATGGCAACAGCAATTACAAACATGGCTGGTACAATGGCAAGAAAGTCAACCAAGAAAAAAGAGCACTATGTAGATAACAAGAAGTTTCTCGCAGAACTGGTTATCTATCGTAATCGAGTAGCGAGAGCGAAAGAGAAGGGTGAAGATAAACCAAGAGTCACAAATTACATAGGTGAGTGTTTCCTCAAAATTGCAACACACTTATCGTATAGACCTAACTTTATTAACTACATGTATAGGGAAGACATGATAGGTGATGGTATAGAAAACTGTATACAATACATACACAACTTCGATCCAGACAAATCCTCAAATCCTTTTGCTTATTTTACACAGATAGTTTACTATGCATACCTAAGACGTATAGCAAAAGAAAAAAGGCAGCAGTCTATTAGAGAAAAGATTTTAGAACGTAAAGGCTATGAGGAAGTCTTCCACTCTGATGGTACAGATGATCAAGCAAGTCTAGAAGCAATCAAAGCAAGTGTGGAGACTAGACAGAGATATGGATAGAAACTCTAAAAGAATACAGGAACTAATTAATGAACTCCACATCATGACTGGTGGTAAAGTGGAGCGATTGACAATCTCAGATTCTACTGGTAGAATGGCAAAGAAGATATCTATCGAGTATGACATCCAAGATCCTGTTAATAACTGATCAACACTTCGGAGTAAGGAACGACAACCAATACTATATCGATAGATACAGAGAATTCTATGGTGAAACTGTCCTTCCTTACATCGATAAACACAAAATAGATACTATCATATGTCTAGGTGATACATTTGATAGAAGAAAATATGTAAACTTCCATTCTCTAGATGCAGCAAAGGAGATGTGGTTTACTCCTCTACAAGAGAGGAACGTACACATGCATATGCTTATAGGTAATCATGATATTTACTATAAGAATACACTCAGAATTAATTCACCACAGTTATTACTGCAAGACTATAATAATATAACAATCTACGACTACGCACAGGATAAAAATATCGGTGGACTAGATTTCTTCATGCTACCATGGATATGTGATGAGAATAGGAAAGAAACTGCTGATGCTATCAAGGCAAGTAAGTCATCTATATGTCTTGGACACCTAGAACTCAATGGATTCGAAGCAGTTCCTGGTCATACTATGGAGCATGGAGATAATCCAGAAGATTATTCTAAGTTTGATTTAGTATGTACTGGTCACTTCCATATGAGAAGTAGAAAGGGTAACATCCAATACCTCGGTAATCCGTACCAACTATATTGGAACGATTACGGTCAAGATAGAGGTTTCCATGTCATAAATACTAAGACAAAACGTTTAACGTTTGTTAAAAATCCGACTAAGATGTTCCACAAGATCATCTATAAGGATTCTGAAACTTCTCCTATAGATTATGATATGTTGAGAGGTAGTTATGTTAAACTTATTGTAGAAAAGAAAGAAGACCAAATACTATTCGACCAAATACTTAAAAAAATAAATGATTCTAACGTTGCTGATCTAAAAATTATTGAGGATCAGTTTGTATACTTGGAGGATATAGATGAGTCTATAGAATCTGAAGACACACTAACTATCTTACAGAAGTGTGTTGCTGAAGTTGATAATAAAGATGAGATATTTTCTATATTAAAGTCACTATATGTGGAGGCACAGAGAATCTAATGTACGTACTAGTTGACAAAAGAAGCGGAGGGGTGTATGCTGTTAATGACGAGACTCTTAAAGAAAGAGTAGTGCAGATATTTGATGTCCATGATGATGCTGATAGATACCATCAACATCTGATTGCAGATAATTACAGCAGAGAGTTGATGGTTAAGGAGATCCACGAAGAGGATGTCGTAAGAAACTGTGGACAATTTGGATATCACTACACTATCATCCAACCAGATGACATCGTGTTTCCTCCTATAAAAGAAGTACTGAATGATCAAGTTTGAGAAAATTCGTTGGAAGAACTTCCTGTCTACAGGACAACAGTTCACTGAAGTTCCTCTAAGCGAAACACCAAGCACCCTTATTATTGGACTAAACGGTGCAGGGAAATCTACTATGTTAGATGCCCTGTGCTTTTCTTTGTTTAATAAACCTTTTAGGAAAATTAGTAGAAGTCAGTTGGTAAATAGTATCAATGAAAAGGAGACTTTAGTAGAGGTTGAGTTCCAAGTTGGAACTATAAACTATAAAGTTAGAAGAGGTATTAAACCAAATGTCTTTGAGATCTATAGAAATAATGTACTGGTGGATCAGGACGCTGCCCAGAAGGATACGCAGAAATTCTTGGAACAGAGTGTTCTCAAACTCAACTACAAATCATTTACTCAAGTCGTCATCCTTGGTTCATCCACATTTGTACCATTCATGCAACTTGGAGCAAGTCACAGGAGAGAAGTTATTGAGGATATACTCGACATCCAGATCTTCTCATACATGAATGGACTCCTCAAGGAGAGAATAAAAGATATAAAAGAAGAACAACGTCAGTGTGAGTATGAATTAGAACTAGCACAGCAGAAGGTTGCTATGCAAGAGAAGAACATAGAGAACCTAGAGAAGGTTGACCAAAGATCTATGATAGCAGTGCAAGCAAAGTTTGATGAGAACGAAGATAGGATAGTAGAGATCAAAGAACTTGTTAAAACTAAAGAGAAATCTATAGATACTATCACTCCTAAGTTATTAGAACTAGATAGAACCATTGATAAGCATGAACAGTATAAGACCATGCGTACTAAGATGAAGACTAGACAAGGATCACATAGTCACACTATGGAATTCTTTAAAAATAATAATGAATGTCCTACATGCACTCAAAAAATATCTGATGAACTAAAGGTAGAGAAGATAACTTTCTATGAGACTAAGATATCAGGTCTAAAGACTGCACATCAACAGATAACTGACAATATTAAGGTACTTGATCTAAAAGTTAAGGATCTGAGAGAGAAAGCAAAGGCAGTTAATGGTTTTAGATACGAAATACAGGCACTAACTAAGGAGGAGATGAAACTTCTCAAGGAAAATACTAAATTATTGTCTGAAGCAGGTAGTAATACCACCAATTTACAGGAAGAAAAGCAGGAATTAGTCAGGTTTAATAAGAAATTAGAGAAGAAACAGGAGTTTTGTGCAGGTGTTAACACACAGCATGACAATCTAAAGGTAGTCTCTACTTTACTCAAGGATGATGGTATCAAATCAAAAATTGTGTCGAAATTTATACCTATTATCAATAATAAAATCAATAAATACCTGCAGAGTATGGACTTCTACGTCAATTTTACTCTGGATGAGAACTTTTGTGAAGAAATACTGTCTAGACACAGGGATTCCTTTACATATGCATCATTTTCAGAGGGCGAGAAGCAGAAAATAGACTTAGCACTCCTCTTTACATGGAGAGAGATCGCTAGAATGAAGAACAGTGTCAGCACTAACCTATTAATATTGGATGAAGTATTTGATTCTTCTCTTGATCAGGGTAGTACTGATGAACTAATGAAAATATTGAGAGGATTAGGTGATGATGTCAACCTATTTGTAATTTCACATAAAGGTGATATACTATTAGATAAATTCGAGAGATTGATTACTTTCGACAAGCAGTCCGACTTCTCTACCATGCAGTTAAACGATAACACATGAGCACGTATCACATCTACTACGGAGATAAACCTATCTTCCGAGATCTAGCAGAGGAAGACTTCCATTTCATATGGGAAAAACTAATGTGGGTCTATAATGAAGAACTAACGTACGTTGAGTTAGCAACTCACCCCGAACTACTAGAATCATCATTCTAATGTACAAACCTAACTGGCAACACAATTCTGGGAAGCCACCCAAGCGAAAATTAAGACCACAGGCACTGCGTCAAGCTAAAAAAAGACGCAACCAGTTGATAAAGTGTCTACTCAACCGTCCCAAGGGGCGGTTTCTCTGTCATAATAGGTATATACACGAGGAAAGCAATGCAAACAGAAATCAGAGGAACACTAGCAAAGCTACTAGCAGCAGAGAACTTACTAGTAGAGCACAAGAATGTGCCAACAGCGTCCTTTGATGTCGCTAACAGAGTATTGACACTTCCTATCTGGGACGTAAGCAATGACGTATATAATATGCTCGTAGGTCATGAGGTAGGACATGCATTATACACACCTAACGAAGAGATTCCTGCAGGAATACCTCAGTCATTCGTAAACGTAACCGAAGATGCACGTATCGAGAAGTTAATCAAGCGTAAGTTTGCAGGTATTGTAAAAGACTTCCACAAAGGATACGAGCAACTAAATGACAGAGACTTTTTTGAGATCAATAGCATAGAAATAGAAGAGTTAAAACTTATTGATAGAATCAATCTACACTACAAGATCGGTTCATATCATATGATTCCATTTAATGACGCTGAGACAGCACTCAGAGACGCTGTAGGCACCATTGAGACATTCGAGGATAGTATTGAGTGTGCTAAGAACATATTTGATTACATGAAGGCAGAATATGAAGCAGAGAAACAGGAACAGGAAGAATTAGATTTAGATGCATTCTCTATACCAATGGGTCAAGGTGGTGAAGGTGAAGGAGAGCAGAAAGAAGTACCTGCACAACCTTCAGAACTCAGAGAAGAAGGTGAAGAGAATGATCTAGAGGATCTATCAGAAGGTAAGACTCCTAAAGGTGAGTTTGGTGAAGGTGATGAACCAGAAGAAGGTACATCCAGACCTGACGTACCAATGCCAACTGAAGTAACAACTCAGAAATCATTTGACCAGTCACTTACAGAGACAACTAATGCAGTAGATGACTACAGACTACCAACATATGCAAATATGCCTAAGGTTTATGTTGATAAGGTTCTTGTTGACAACAAACTCATCTGGGACAGATGTGAGGAGTGGTGGGAGAAATGTTCTAAGGATGGACAGATTGCTGCCACAGAGAGACTCTTTAATCAGTTCTGTAAGGACACAGTAAAGGATGTTAACTACCTTGTTAAAGAATTCGAAATGAAGAAAGCAGCATCATCATATGCTAGAGCAAAAGAATCTAAGACTGGTACACTAGACACTACTAAACTACACAAGTATAAGTTTAGTGAGGATATTTTCCAGAAGATCACTATGATTCCTGACGGTAAGAACCACGGTCTTGTATTTCTATTAGACTGGTCTGGTTCTATGAGTAGAGAGATCTTTGATACTGTAAAGCAGTTGATCAATCTATGTCAGTTCTGTAGAAAAGTTGGTATTCCTTTCGATGTATTCTCATTCGTAAACGGTGACCCATATGGTTCATCAAATGATCATTTATTCAGATCAAAGAAAGTCATGGAGCATAAGCAAGATGACATCTTCATTGATGAGAACTTCAGACTTATGAATCTTCTTACTAGTGGTGGTAACATCAAAGATTTCCACAGACAATGCAAGAATCTATGGGCAGTTGCACGTCATTTCGAATGTCACTACAACTACTGGGAAAACGAAGCAGAACAACCACTTTCTGTTCCTGCATTCCTAGGTCTAGGTGGTACTCCACTCAACGAAGGTCTAGTTGTAATGGCAGATTACCTTCCAACATGGAAGAGAGAGCATGGTACAGAGAAAACACACCTAGTTGTTCTTACTGATGGTGAAGCACAGTCAACTGGTGTATGTAAAGCACCAAGTGAGTATGTTGATAAGTGGTATTCATATCACTTAGGATACAATACAATCCTACGTGACAGACAGACTGGTAAAACATACTCAACTAGTAAGAATAATGGTTATGGTATCACTAGCGAACTTATCAAAGTAATTCGTGACAGATATGAGTGGTGTAACGTTCTTGGATTCCGTCTATGTCAGTCAAGAGAACTAGGTCACTTCCTATCACGTTTCGGTATCTGGGAGACAGATCCTTACAAGAAACAAATGAGACAAGACAAGGTTGCAGTTGTTAAGACTAGTGCTTACAACGAACTATACGTCATCGCTCTTAACACAGACGAGACTACAGAAATGCAAGTCTCTGCTGAACCATCTAAGAGAGAACTAAGGTCTGCATTTAAGAAATCACTTAAGGGTAAAGCAGCAAACAGAAGACTTCTATCCTCATTCGCAGGACAGATTGCGTGACACTCAACAAAGTGTCCACTAACACTTGATTCATTAGCCTCAATGGCTTATTATTAATACTATAGACAACAAACACGACATGGCATTCACTTCTAAATTCTCAAACGATGAACTTCTAAACTTCTTATCACCAAATAAGAATGACTTCGGTACTGATAGAGTAAAAGAAGCATCTGCACATTTCGGGGTAAAAACTCCAAGCATCTACAGAAGACTAGAGAACAAGTTCTTCCAAGATGCTATCACTAAAACCAGTAAAGGTAACTGGACATTCACAGTACGTGAAGTACTAGAAAAAACTTATGATGCAGCACCTGCTGTACAAAGCAAGGTTGCACAAAAATTAGTTCCTGATAAGGATGGTAACTTTGTTCCCTTCGGTAACTTTAATGATGTCAAGAAGGTCATCAAGTCAAACATCTTCTATCCACTATTCATTACAGGTCTATCTGGTAACGGTAAGACTTTAGGTATAGAGCAAGCATGTGCACAACTCAACAGAGAACTCATCAGAGTCAACATCACAGTCGAGACTGACGAAGATGATTTGATCGGTGGATTCAGACTTGTCGATGGCAACACAGTATGGCATAATGGTCCTGTGATAGAAGCACTACAACGTGGTGCAGTTCTATTACTTGATGAACTAGACCTAGCATCTAACAAGATTCTATGTTTACAGTCCATCCTAGAAGGTAAAGGTGTATTCCTTAAGAAGATAGGTCTCAAAGTAGAACCTGCTGCAGGATTCACCGTTGTTGCTACTGCTAACACAAAGGGTAAAGGTTCTGACGATGGTAGATTCGTAGGTACTAACGTACTTAATGAAGCATTCCTAGAAAGATTCCCACTCACATTCGAGCAAGAGTATCCTTCTCCTAACTATGAGAAGAAGATGCTTAACAACTACTGCTCAGAACTTAACTGCTGTGACAAAGAGTACATAGACAACCTTACTGTGTGGGCAGATATCATTCGTAAGACATTCGCTGAAGGTGGTGTTGATGAAGTTATCTCTACACGTAGACTAGTGCACATTATTCGTGCATTCTCAATCTTTGGCAACAGACTAAAGGCAATCCAAGTATGTCTCAATCGTTTCGATACTGAAACAAAAGAGTCCTTCCTTGAGTTGTATAGTAAAATTGATGCTAAAGTAGATTTATCAGAGGAGAACCCATTAACATGAGATCCAAGTACAGAGAGGACGAAACCATCAAGATAGTGCAGGACTACATTGCCCGAACCTATCAAGCACACTACTCCTCTCAGGAAAAGGGTATACAAACCCTTGATTTGCTAGAAGGAATTGACATAGCAGAACAATTCTGTCAGGCAAACATCATAAAGTATGCATCACGTTACGCTAAAAAAGGTCAGCATAAAAAAGACGTGCTAAAAATCATACATTATGCTATACTATTATATTACTTCTCAGGAACTTCATTTCCTGATGATGAAGTAGAAAATTTACCCTCGCAGGAATTAAACTATTGATTATGAAATTTACTGAGTACGAGATGGAAGTGTTACAATCCTTTAGGGAGATTAACCCATCGATTGTATTCCATCCTGGCAACAAAGTCGCCACGATATCCAACAACAAGAACATACTTGCTGTAGCAGACTTCCCTGCGTTTAGTTTTCCTAAGAAAGCACCCATCTATGATCTTGGTAACTTGATTAATAGTATTAAGACTCTTAGTTATCAGAACACTGCAGACGTAGAGTTCCAAGAACAGAAAGTAGACATCGTTAACCGTGGTAGTAGAATCAAATACTACTATGCTGAAGAACGTATGGTTACTCAACCACCAGATGCAATCCAAGATCTAGGTGAACCAGTTGTATCAACTAAACTTGATATCACACACCTAATACAGATACAAAAGATAGCATCTACCTATCAGTTACCAGATATATGTTTCACTGGTTTCGAAGGTAAGTTGACTGCAGTTGTAACTGACAAACGTAACAAGACATCTAACTCATTAGAGATTGGTCTTGGATCAGTTGATAAAGATTTCTGTTTCTGTCTTAAGATAGAGAACTTATCTGTCATCAGACCTAGTAGTGCAACTTACAACCCATGCACAGGTTACAAACTAGACATCTTTGGATGTAAGGTCGCTAAGTTTACTGGTTTGATTAGTAAGAATGCTGAGAATAGTGTTGGATCATTAGAATATCTCATCGCATTGGAACCTGATAGTGAGTATTGATACTGTATTAATTGGTGACTGTCGTGAGACTCTCAAAACCATAGATGAAAAGGTAAGGATGGTAGTTACATCTCCTCCTTACTATGGGTTGAGAAACTATGGTGATGAAGACAATCAGATAGGTCAAGAAAACTCACCCGAAGAGTATGTCCAACAGTTAGTCGAAGTTTTTGCTGCATGTCGTGATGTAATGCATGATGACGGTACACTGTGGGTTAATATGGGTGATAGTTATTACAACTATAGACCAGGAAAAGGTCAAGCATTAGCAAAACAAACTCTTGCTACATCAGATCAAGATCATCCAACTAAGTGTCCACGTAGAGGTAACAAATTAGATGGTCTCAAAGAGAAAGATCTGATAGGTATACCATGGATGTTAGCATTCGCACTACGTGCAGACGGATGGTATCTACGTCAAGATATTATCTGGCATAAACCTAACCCTATGCCTGAGTCAGTCAGAGATAGGTGTACTAAATCACATGAATACATCTTCTTATTAAGTAAGAACAAGAAGTATTTTTATGATAACGAAGCGATCAAAGAACCTGCGAAAGACTGGGGTACAAGAGACCGTAGTAAGGGTAAGTATCATAATCCTGGCACTGGATTACAACCACATACAGGACTAAATAAGAGTTACCCAAAGAAGAACAAGAGATCTGTTTGGTCTGTGACTAACAAACCAAGTAAGAAGAAGAATCACTTCGCTGTATACCCACCTGACCTTATAGAACCATGTATCAAAGCAGGTAGTAAGGAAGGTGACATCATACTAGATCCATTCTTAGGATCAGGTACAACTGCAAGGGTTGCAAAATCTCTCAATAGGCATTATATTGGATGCGAGTTACACGAGGGGTATGTTCATGAATGATTTCTTATGGGTAGAGAAGTATCGTCCTACAACTATTGATGAATGTATACTTCCAGATGAAACAAAGCAAATGTTTAGAGGATTCCTTGTGCAGGGTGAGATACCAAATCTCCTCCTCTCAGGGTCAGCAGGTGTTGGTAAAACAACTGTTGCTAAGGCACTATGTAAAGAGTTAGGAGCAGATTTTTATGTCATTAATGGGTCTGATGAGGGTAGATTCTTGGACACTGTACGCAATCAGGCAAAGACCTTTGCTTCTACTGTTTCTCTTGCATCTTCATCAGTTCATAAGGTTATCATTGTGGATGAAGCGGATAATACGACACCAGATGTACAGTTATTATTACGTGCATCGATCGAAGAATTCCAAAAGAACTGTCGGTTCATCTTCACGTGTAATTATAAAAATAAAATCATAGAACCTCTACACTCTAGGTGTTCTGTAGTTGATTTTAACATCAAAGGTAAAGAGAAAGCACAGTTAGCAACAACTTTCCTCAAGAGAATCAATACTATACTTGAGACTGAAGGAATTGAGTTCGAACTTAAGGTAGTATCAGAAGTAATAACAAAACATTTTCCAGACTTTAGACGCACTCTAAATGAATTGCAGAAGTATTCTTCTCGTGGTAAAATAGATGTGGGTATACTTGCACAAGTTGCTGACGTAAAGATCAATGATCTAATCAGTTACCTTAAGTCACGTGAGTTTACAAAGATGAAGAAGTGGGTCAAGTCTAATATAGATAATGAACCACATGTGATCATGCGAAAGATCTATGATAACCTCTATACCTATCTGACTCCTAAGAGTATACCCGAAGCGGTACTAGTGATAGGTGAGTATCAATATAAAGCATCATTCGTAATGGATCAAGAGATAAACTTAGTTGCATTCCTTACTGAACTAATGATGAGGTGTGAGTTTAAATGAAGAAATACCATGACATTTTTCCAACTAGAGTGTATGAATACCAGTTAGATGATGATGACATGGGAATGGTTGATGAAGCTTTAGAGTTTATTAAAACTCTTAACTTCCAAATGTATAATTACCCTGCAGGTGTTAGAACTAGTAGAGGTGACATACACAAAGAAAAACCTATGCTCCCTTTGATGGGATTTTTTGAGGATGTATTAGATGAAATTAGATGCGAACTTGCACTCCAGTGTCACGAACTTAAAATTAGTCTCGCTTGGGCTAATTTTGCACCTGCCCAGTCGGGTGTTGGTCACCCTCTTCATCGCCACCCTTATTCTTATCTCTCTGGGGTCTTCTATTTCACAGAAGGTTCGAACACAGTCTTCCAAGACCCAGTAGATATTCGTAATCTCGACACATTAGAGATTACAAGAGATTACTTTGATGGTCCTTTTGAGCATTTTAAAGCAAAACGTGGTAAACTATTAGTATTCCCAGGTTGGTTAAGACATTGGTCTGAACCACATGCCTCGGACTTTGACAGGTACACTATGTCCTTTAATGCATTACCTAACGGTCATGTAAACGGAGGTCCTCAAGGTGTACCTATGGCAAACATTACTGTCAACTAAATTATGAACATTTTCGTGACTGATCCAGACCCTGTTGCATCTGCACAGGTTCTACCCGACAAACATGTTGTCAAAATGCCCCTAGAAACTTGTCAAATGCTATCTATTGTAGCATCCGAGAAGTGGGGTCATGGTTTCGGTGTACTACCCAAGGTCGATGGTGCACCATACAAGACAGACAAAGGTGCATTTCGTAATCACCCTTGTACTATCTGGGCACAGACTAACTTTCGTTGGTTGATTGACCATGGTCTAGCATTGTGTGCAGAATATACACACAGATATAACAAGGTACATAGTTGTCAATACACTATAGAGTGTGCTGACATTATCTTCCCTGACTGCCCACCACCTACTAACTTTACAAGGGCAATGCCTGATGAATTTAAACATGACACAAGCATTGACACTTTTACTGCTTACAAGAATTACATTGGCAGCAAACCTTGGGTTGCATCTAATTATCTTCGTGACCCATCCAGAAAACCGAATTGGTTATGACTAGCGAATTACTACTTCGGGTATACTTAGCAGCAAGACGTAAAGCAAGACCTAAGTATCCACCAAAAAGAAAACATTACAACGTACACACCTATGGGTAGCGATCTATTAGCATTAAGAGACTTACTTGCATCATGTCCACCAGTATATACTTTACCTGGTACATGGACTAAATGTAATGCAGTAATACCTCATGCAAACTATAATCCAAACTTTACATTTGGAATTTCTATAGCAGTATTTGTTATACTGTTAGCAGGGTTCGGAGTTTACAAAGCATTCTTTGCCAACGCAGACCTAGCAGATCCTTGGGACGATCATGACGACTAATTATGGACTTGAGATTACCTTCTGGGTAATCCTGACACTGTTTCTTATCTACTCTGTAGAAGAACGTAAGAAATGAAGATTCTAAAGACACCTTTACGTTATCCTGGTGGCAAATCTCGTGCTGCTGCAATGCTATACAAGTGGTTTCCTTCTGGTATCACGGAGTATCGTGAACCATTTTTAGGTGGTGCTTCTATGGCATTGTATTTCAGTCAGTTGCACCCTGATGTACCAATTTTTGTCAATGATCTGTATGATCATTTGTATAATTTCTGGTATCATCTACAGCGTATGGGTGATGAGTTATCTGAAGAGTGTTATAAGATCAAGTTTGACAATCCAGAACCTGCATCAGCAAAAGCATTGTTTAAGCAAGCGAAGGATGAGATAAAGAACGTATGTGGTCTGCGTCAGGCAACCTTATTCTGGGTACTGAACAAGTGTAGTTACTCTGGACTAACAGAGAACTCATCATTTTCTGAAGCAGCATCCATACAGAACTTTTCTCTACGTGGTGCAGAAAAACTTAAGAAATATCCACCCATTATTAAGAACTGGACTATAACAAACAACGACTATGCTACACTGATGAGTGAAGCATGGACAGCAGGTAGTCACCCAGAACTTAGTATCAATAAAGGTAAAGCATTCGTGTTCTTAGACCCACCATACAAGATAAAATCATACTTATATGGTTCTAATGCAGAGTTACATAAGGGATTTGATCACACTAGATTCAGAGATGTATGTCAAAGTTGTACTCAACCATGGATGGTAACGTATAATGTAGACAAAGGTATAGAAGAAGCGTTTGCGAACTACCGTCAACAATATTTTGACATCACATACGGTATGCAACACCGTGCTAATAACAAGAAGCAAGAGTTGCTAATAACAAACTACGATGTAGCACCAGTAAACCCACTTGAGGCAATCCTTTATGGCAGAGTTTGAGTTTCCTTTAAAAGATTATCTAAACGGTATCAACCTTAAGATGGGTAACCTTGAGGACAATGAACGTGCTATGAAAAAGTATCCAAAGTTCGTTGTAAATCAGTTATTGAGTGAGCATGTTGACTGTGTGTTACACGTCAATGAAATGAACAAATATTACAGTCTAGACAACGCATTACAATATCAATATTTTCTATATAGTATTAGGAAATCGAAGAGATTTTCTCCTTGGACTAAAAAATCGACTGATAGTGACATAGAAATCGTAAAAGAGTTTTATGGTTACAGTAACGAGAAGGCAAGAACTGCTCTAGCCATCTTAACTCCTGATCAACTAGCGGTCATCAAAGCGAAACTTGATACTGGAGGAACAAAATGAGTGATGAGATCAGTTGGTCTCAAGATATGATGCTTGAGGTTTCATTAAAAGAACCAGACGACTTCTTAAAAATTAGGGAGACACTTACCAGAATAGGTGTAGCGTCTAGAAAGGAGAAAAAGTTATATCAATCTTGCCATATACTACACAAGAAGGGCAAGTATTATATTGTTCACTTTAAAGAACTGTTTGCACTTGATGGTAAGCAAGCAAACATCACAAAGAATGATATAGAACGTAGGAATAGAATTACAAAACTACTATTTGATTGGGGGTTAATCAATCTCGGTGTGGAAATCACTGACATTGCACCTCTTAATCAGATAAAGGTGCTTAGTTACAAGGATAAAGGTGACTGGACACTAGAATCGAAGTACAATATAGGGAAGAAGAAGGTCACTACTGAAGCATGAAACTACTTGGATTGAGGATCGATGACCACGACTCCAATATCACTTATACTAATGGTACTAAGGTACGATATTTGGCAACCGAAAGGTTATTTGGTATTAAACATCATGGATATGATAACGTATGGCAATGGGAAGATGTCCTAGACAGATGGGATATCAAGGTAGAAGATCTAGATGCCATTTGTATTATTACAGACGATATTGAGTTCGATACTAATGAATTGTATCGGGAACTTGATATGGGATTCCCTTGTAGAACATTTGCTTTAGACCATCACTATGCACATCACCTTAGTCTCTGGCCACTAGGTGACATACCTGAGATAGGGTATGTTTATGATGGTTTTGGTAACAATGATAAGTCATATTCTAAATTTGTAAACAATAAACTAGTAGACTCTGGTGATGTTAATGACATCAGTTCTATTGGTGTAAAAATGGCAGAAGTAGGACGTGTTTTAGGTCTTTCTTCCGACCCACATGGACTAGATTTAGCAGGAAAAGTCATGGGTCTTGCTGCCTATGGTCTTATAGATAAAGAGTATTACGAAAACCTATCTAACTTCTCACTTAATGAGATGAGGGGTATATGGAACTACAAATCATGGCATAGGAAGTGGGATAATGATTTTGATATTAACTGGTTGAGGACAGTACATGAATACACTGGAGACAAGCTTGCTGAACATGTTAGCAGTACCGATGTCATTGGTTTTAGTGGTGGTGTTGCACAGAATTGCTGTTTTAATGGTAAGATCAAAAGAACAGGTACAAAGGTAGTCATACCACCCCATGCAAATGACTGTGGTTTATCACTAGGTGCTGTGGAATTCCTCAGACAGAGGTTCCATGAGGTACCATTTAGTAATGAAGGGTTCCCATTCTGGCAAGATGACGAAGCACCAGAACAAGAAGCAGATGAAAAGACTATAGAGAAGGGAGCTAAGTCATTACGTGATGGTAGAATACTAGCTTGGTACCAAGGTCATGGTGAGATAGGACCAAGAGCATTGGGTAACAGATCTATACTCATGCAACCACAAAATAGAAGAGCGAAGCAATATCTAAATGAAAAAGTAAAACACAGAGAAGCATTCAGACCATTTGGTGCTGCTGTATTGAGAGAAGATGTATCAAAATATTTTGATTGTGATTATGATGTACCTTATATGAATATGTCAGTGCAAGTTAAGGATACAAGACTCACATCTATCACACATATAGACAATACATGTAGGATTCAGACGGTTGATGGTGATGGTCATTTTGCTAGACTCTTAAGGAAATATAAAGAGATGACAGGTGAGTCTGTTATACTAAATACGTCACTCAATATCGGGGGATCGCCCATAGCGTCTAGGATCTGGGAGGCAAAGGAATTATTTTCCAAGAAGGGTATACAGGACATGGCGATCGGTAATAATTTTTATGATAAATAGGCTTAGTGACCTAATACAGAGCAATGGCAGAAGTAAAAGAGAAACCTAAAGGTCCTCTCGGTAAACTTAAAGAAGTAGCTGAAGATAAAGAAGAGCAACTAGCTTATCTAGCAACACTAATAAGAGTGGTAGTACTTGTGTGGTCCGCAGGAATTTTGACTTTAAATTATGTTAAAATACCAGGTTATGAACAAGGAGATAAGATAGATCCAACTTTCATAGCTTCGGTCTTCACAGGAACTTTAGCTACCTTCGGGGTCGCTGCGGGAGGTAAGAAAAAGAATGGTGCAGACGGTGGTAGTGCTAACATATCTAAAAAAGATATGGAGTTTCTTATCGCTAAGGCATCAGAGACTGCACCTGCTCAAACAATAAGGATCGAATCTGGTCCTGTAAAGATCGTCCCAGATACAAAGTAAGACAATGAACAAGTGGATTGGAATTAGTCTAGGAACTATTTTCGGTATATCACACATCGGAATGATAGGTTTACTAGCAACAAGAAAAGGATCAGAGATACCAATAATGACTCCACCAGTGGGTGATTACACATCTTATGTTATCTCTGCAAATAAGGAAGGATATAAGATCAGTTACACTGCTAACGATCCTAAGACTGCATACATCACTAAGGACATCAAGAAGAAGGGTGGTTTCTTAGGACTTGCAAACAATACAACTAAGGTTGCTGAAGAATACTTCATGGATGGTCAGACTAATCAGGGCGGTCCTGTATCTAACAAGAGATCATGGCAAGATCCATCTACTATAGTAGAAAGTGATGGTAAAATATCTGATAAGACTATTGCCTGTATCGAAGCAGTTGGTTCTGCAAAAGGAACAGGTAGATTAGTTGGTACTAGTGTTGGTGCTAGTGCTGCACCTGCTCTCAGTGGTATACCTTTCATCGGATGGGTAGCAGCAGGTTGGGTAGCAATGTTTGGTGGCAATCAAGGTGCTGAACTTGGTGGCAACATGGCAGAAGAACTCAACGAGAACTGCTAACTTGTAATAAATAGTAGTTCATGTTACTATTGTACATGGACTATGATATGAAACCCTATCATCAACTCATAGAGGAAAACGAAAAACTGGAAAGTATGATTCATTTGTACGACAAAGAAATCGAAGACCAACAAGACGAGATTACTCGGTTAAAGAAGGAAGTGGACTTCCTTATACAACAACTAGAGTACAAAACACTGGGTAAACCAACTGAGGATTAAATGCAAAGCATCATTATATACGTTGCAGCCTTCTGCAACTTCTGGTTCTACCCTCTACTCATAGCACTGGTAATATCCATTGTTATTGAGCAGATATATAATAGGATAAGTAACCGTGAATGGGAAGAGGAGAGGAAACTTGGCAACAAGCAACTGACCCAAGCAACACGCATTCGTAAGTTCTTATGGAGACAAAACATAACACTAAATATGTTGTGGTTTGTTTGTTATTTTATAGCAGGATTCGTTCTTAGGACACCTGCAATGCCCGATATGGTTTGGAGTGGAACATGAAAAAAGTATTAGAAATTATGACAATAGTATCCTTCGCAGTCAGCGTTGGTGTTGTCGGAACTGCAGGATATGTAGTTATTAGAAAGGATGCCATCATAGATGACATCAAAGAGAAAGTAATGGGTAGTGTAACAGACTTACTACCTGGTGCCATCGGTGATCAAGTACCTTCTATACCAGAGGTACCATCTATGACAGGACCAGCACTCTTCGGTAAGTAAATGTGGACAAGATCCATGATATTATAATTCATGGCAACGAGGTTCCTTCTGTACCAGTTGTAAATGTCACGCTGCCTAAAATTAATACTGTCAGTGTGCAGTTGCAGGGAAATAACTTTAAGATATACGAGATTATACAACCAGTAACCAGAGACTATAAAGTCCCTGTAGTTGTAGAGATAGGTAAACCTATCATCAATATTCCTGGTTGTGTAGAATCATATGGTGATGAGACTAAATCAAAAACTCTGATGGAAGATGATCCTGATGGAGTAAAAGTTTATTGTGATGCAGACACACCATCGTTTACACCCATGGATTTTGTCGCAGATGATCTTGAGATGGTGCAAGAAGAATATAAACCAGACTTTAAGATAGAACCACCACCTACACCTCCACCACCTACACCAGAAACAGAGACACCTTGTATACCACCTAAGGAAAGAGATCCAATTACATTCCAGTGTATAGATCCAGTAGAACCTGTGGTGGGTGCAGTAGAAGAAGAGGTACCTATTGTAATTGCCGAATATCTACCAGAGGTAACAGCAGTAACTACTACAGCAACTATAGCTGTGGTAGCCACAGCATCAGCGTTGCTTGCTAAACCACTAGCTGATATTTTACTACGGTTATTAAAGCCTACTATCAAGCAAATAATCAACAAGGCTAAAGGAATTGTTGGAAATGGGCAGGGTCAAATCTCAGTCAGAGAAAGGATGATAGCACAGAGAGATAGGAACAAAGCGATCAGAGATATGAAGAAATTCCTTAAGAAGTAGGCATAAATTTTTATGACAAAATGAGGGTTTCCTGACTAAATAATGGTAGAATAATTCTCGGAGGCTAAGATGCATCCTAACCTACTATAGTATGGTATTAAAGTAACGTGGAGGTAAACAATGCACAACAGAATATCGCATAACGAATTAGCACAATGGAATCATAGAGAAAAATCCCCGAACAAAACGGACGACCTAATAGATGACTACTTCGATTGCCTAATAGAATGCGACGATTCTCACAACACGTGTAGAAAGGTCTGTGGAGACCTTCTCAGAGTTTAAAAAGAAAGACCCCGAAGGGTCTTTTTTTATTGTCAATATTTCCTGACATAAATATGTTACAGGAGGCTAAGACAATGATTAAGTTTACATGGGAACGACCAGAGGTTCCAGAATACGATCCAGATATACATTCACCAGAGAGGGTCTTTGCTTTCCTGTGTTACCGTGGTGTTCATTACGCTAAGTGGGTCTATCTAGAGGTCAACTTTAACGGTACAACTCTATGGACGTTCGGTGATCCTAAGGATTAGTGTTGCCAATAGATATAGGTTCGAAGATATAATTCTCATTCTCACCTGTAGTTTCACGTTTAATTAATTTACTATTACCATTTTCATCATACTCAAACGTTGATATTTCTCTTGCGTTTGTCTTGATGGAGATGGTTTTTGATTTAACTGTCTTATTACCATTAGCATCTACCTCATAGGTAGTTGTCTCTTCTGGATCTGAGTTAATAAAACTCGTGTTGTTAATACTATGTGTGTGTTGTGAGTTGGATGTTACGTTAGCAACTTGTACATCAGCACATACAGATGCATATTGAGTACCTTCCTTAAATGATATCCCAGCTTTAAATAATTCACCACAATTTTTTAATCTTGCGATCTCGAAGTCTAATCTTTTGTTAGCTAGTATCTGTTGTTGTAATGCTATCTGTGTATTAAATGCATTCTTACATCCTTTCTGTAGTTGTTTGTCTAGTGGTACTGATATGGTTGCACTTAACCCAAGGGAAACGTTGGTGTTATTTTTCTGACCAGTACGAGTAGGGATGTAGTATAAAATTTCACCTGGATTGTCAGGTATACCATCATCATTATTGTCAGCATTGTTGTAGACAGGATCATTATACATTAACTCAAACGGATGCTGTTCGCTGAGACTTCCTGTGATGAACGGAGTGATATTAAGGGTAGGTCCTTGACATGATATACCACCACCATACTGGTTGTTTATATAAGGACCTTGTAAAACCTGTATTGCCTGGTTGGTGACTGAGCCTGAAGAGTTGGCGATTGGATTAGCAGTCGCAGAGACACCACCTACATCCGTAGCCATAGCTGGTGAACATGTTAATATCGCTACTACTGGGAGAAGATACTTGTGGTATCTGTTACGCTTGTTATATTTGTTGTTCTCTGAATTATTGTTTGGTTGCTGATTCCAGGTCCTTGGTATGAGGAAGTCATTTGGAACGCTGCTCCTGGCGTGGTTAGAGTGTAGTTTCCTGTGTTGGAAAGGTCTAAACCACTTGTAACCTGACCTGTGGTTCCTGTCGATCCCAGTAGGTCTATGCTTGTGTTGCTTGTCACTGCGTCGGGAAGTATGCTTGATCCATCGTGCTGAATCCCTGTCCCTGTCACCGAAAATTGCCATCCTGTGTTATAATCAATCGAATTTATGGTCTCCGTCACTGTGGAAGTCGTTTCCGTGTGTGATGTCATCGAGCCCTGAGTAAAATTCGGGACCACGGGCACCGCCATTGCTGACGGGACACCACACATAGCTAAGAGTACGAGTAATTTTTTCATTTCACCGTATATTATATAGTAGGTCTAGTGGGACACTACCTCGGAGACAAATTGTCCAGTAGCTGTAGTACCAGCTCCACCAGCTGTTATTGTGGAAACACCTGCTGAGGTTATAGTTCCTGCAAGGGTTCCTGCGACTCCACCAGATTGGGTAGTTGTTATTCCATAAGCGGGCATGTCAGCTACGACACCTGCTGTTACGTCAACACCAGTACCGATAGGATTTACTACGTCACCTTGAGTCCATGTTTCACTAAAGCTGAATGCTGAGCCAGCAGTATTAATTTCATATGAACCAACGTCTAGTGTTGCTGCTGCTGTTGCTGTACCTGCAGTCAACGTACCTAAGTGTCCATCAGTAGCTAACTTGATGTTGCTACCAGACACACTATATGTTGATCCGATTCTTGTTCCTGCAGTTGCTGCACCGTCTACACTGAGCTGTGTTGATGTGGATAATCTATGGGTCAGATCTGCTTTTGCACTATTGGCTCCAGTTAATAGGAACCCCATGGCGATAAGAAAGAGATACCTTTTCATTGTTTCTACCAAAAGTTTTACTAGCTCTATTTAGTAAAAATATTACTGTTCACCAGGTACATATACGGATAGCACTACCCATGGTGCTTGACACATGTGGTTAAATAGTAGTGTTGCCTTCGGGGACACTAAACTACACTCGCTTATTTAAGGAGAACTATGACTAACATACAGAGGTACCGTGCGTCTGATCTACCAGAACTGTTTGAGAAGATCAGTCAGAACGCAATAGGTATGGACAATTACTTTGATCGTTTCTTTGATCTTAGTGCAGGAAAACCAACTTACCCACCATATAACCTAGTAAATGTTTCGAATCATGAATCAAGATTGGAAATTGCATTAGCAGGTTTTAGGAAAAATGAAATAAAAGTTTACACAGAGTATGGTAAACTATATGTAGAAGGTAATGTTGTTAAGGATGATGACAAAACACCTGCAGAAAACTTCGAGTTCATACACAGAGGTCTCGCTAAGAGAAGTTTTACAAGGACATGGAGTCTAGCAGATGATGTAGAGATACAACATGTAGACTATGACAATGGTCTTTTGACAGTGTTACTAGGAAAAATTGTTCCAGAACACCACGCTCGAAAGGATTATTTGTAAATCAACAAGACCCCCCATGGGGTCTTTTTTTATGCTAATATATAAGGTATATGACAGACTTTATTAGCAGACATATCGGTCCATCTGAGGATCAGCAGACTCAAATGTTAAATGACTTGGGTCTTTCTAGTCTTGATGAACTAGTACGAAAGGTTGTACCAGACTCTATACTTCTAAGAGGTAAGAGTAACCTACCAGAACCATGCACTGAGCATGAAGCACTGGAAGAACTAAAGAGAATAGCGAAATGTAATATCAATAGAAGAACACTTATAGGTCAAGGATACTATGGAACCATCTGTCCTCCAGTTATACAGAGAAATGTTCTTGAGAATCCAGCTTGGTACACATCTTATACTCCATATCAGGCAGAGATATCTCAAGGAAGACTAGAAGCATTATTTAATTTTCAGACTCTGATCACAGAGTTGACTGGATTACCTGTTGCTAATGCATCATTGTTAGATGAAGGAACTGCAGCAGCAGAAGCAATGATAATGGCACATGGTACTGGTGATAAGAAAGGATTCCTAGTAGATAGTAATATATTTCCACAGACACTAGAGGTACTAAAGACTAGAGCAACACCATTAGGTATCAATATAATCAAACTAGATTTAGAAGACACCATACCACTCTGTGACTTCGAAGATTCCTTTGGTGTACTGGTACAGTTGCCTAACAATCTAGGTAACATCAGACCTTGTAATGGTTTGTTGAGATGTGCTGAGGTTTACAAGTGTATGAAGATTGCTATTGTAGATCCTCTAGCACAGGTGTTGATGCAACCTGTAGGAGAGATGGGATTTGATATTGCTGTAGGTAGTATGCAGAGGTTTGGTATACCTATGGGTTTTGGAGGACCTCATGCAGCATTCTTTGCAACCACTGAGAAATATAAACGTAAGATTCCTGGCAGAATTGTAGGACAGTCTCTAGACTCCCAAGGTAATAAAGCACTACGACTAGCATTACAGACAAGGGAACAACACATAAGACGAGACAAAGCAACGTCCAATATATGCACTGCTCAAGCACTCCTCGCAAATATGGCAGGTTTTTACGCTGCTTATCACGGTTCGGAAGGTCTGACAAAAATATCAAATAGAATATTGGGATATAGACAAACGTTAATACAAGCATTAAAGTGGTGTGGTTTCGAGGTTGATGATGGTGAGGGGTTTGATACGGTTAGG